TACATTATTTTTTTGTTTCCCAAACACCATTTTCATCTAAACAAATCATCCCTGGTGTTTTAAAAGGATGGTCTGGTCTTGCATACTGCCTACAATAAGCAGGAGTAGTTAAGTCTGCATAATAAAATTGGGCAAATAGTTCCCAATAGTTAGGTCCGTCATATCCGTCTTGACATTCCATTACTTCTTCTTTTGTTGTCTCTGTTATTAAACATTGACTATCTAAACATTTTTCTTTAATTATAACTTTTATCATGCAAGGATTTTCATTTAACCATTTTGATTTCTCACCTGCAAGTGCATAATTACATATCAATAAAAATGTTATCATTAATAACATTGAATATATCATTGGTCTCCAAGGGTCTTGCATTATGAATTTGTACTTTCTGTTATCTTCCAACGACCATCTGGTAATTGGCATACTGTTCCTGTTTCACTTTCTCTTGATATACCATTCATTGGCCAAGAGTGTTCGATACTAATAACTGACTCGTAATCTCTACATCTGAAATTATGATTTACATAAGTTCTATTGATTGTTATAGAACCCCAATTACCATTAGCAGAATTACCCCAATTTGTATGGGATCTTTTGCCTGGTGCTGTGTTTAGTGTATCTACAAATATTGCTGTGTGTGTATTCATATCAGTTTGATAAAACATTGCCGAACCCCACATGGCACCTATCACAGTACAGGCAGCCGTTAGTTCAATATTTGTATTCAATAAAGCTCTACAAGTTGTATATCCTGTAACTGCACCGACACCAGTTCCCATATGTGTTGCAACCTGTTTTTGGCTACACCCAATTGTGAATAGTGTTAATAGTATTAATAAAATTTTATTCATCTTTATTATCTTCTTTTTTATCACTTAATAACTTCCAAAAATTATTTAATGCCTTTAGTTCACCAATAGGTGTTGGTAATATTTGTTTATTACTACAACCTGTTAATAATATTAATAATACTAATACTCTAATCATCTACCTATATCCTTAATACCACTTTTAGGTATGACTTGATATGCACCTTTATTGTAAGCAGGTGCAACTGTAAATTTTTTAGATTCTTCTAATCGCCAATTGTTATGAGGTTTAGTACCACCTACTTTTGTGGGAACTCTATCAGTAGAAATAGAATGCCTTATTGTCTGAGTAACAAGAGGCTTGCCTACTTCCCACCAGTTAGGAATAACTCTGAAATTTCTTTTACTAATTTTTCTATCTGGATCAATACCTAGACTAATTAAATATTTTCTGTGTTTTTTTCTTGCCTCTAATAATTCAGGTGTTAGAGGTAACTTGTTTCGTTTTTTCTTCTTAAATGATGTATAATATAAACTCATAATATCTCTTATTATATACTAAAATGATGAATTAGTCAAGCTGTCTGTAAACTTTGGCATAAAATCGTGTTTAAAAAACTGTCTGCCATTCCACTTTTGACCGTAATCTGTATATAAACTGTCATCATCTGGATAACCAGTTTTACCATATACATCACCATAAGTGGCATAGTACTCTGAACCGACTATCATATCGACACCAGAGTCACCAGTAAAATTACTAGCAGTTTCTTTATAATTCTTATCACAGAATGCCTTGACTTTTTCTTTTAGTTCTTTAGAATTTAATCTCTTTAATTGAGATAATGGTACATTTCTAAAAATGGTACTGTGAGATTTGAAATAAGGGTCATATCTTTCTTCGAAATCTTTATACTCTCTCCAGTATGTTAAATGTATTGTACCTTCTTTACTCATTACAGTCCTTGTTTTTATATTCATCTGATTGTAGAGCACATTTATATGTCTTATCAGTTTTAGCTCTTAACTCTGCTGAGATACTATCTAATATAGATGGTAAATGTTTCTCAAAAGCAGATATCATTTCTAGAGAAAACATATGAGCAATTCTTTGCAACTCTGCCTCGAAAACAGAGCTATCAACTGAGTTGCCTTGTATTTCTGTTTGAATAACATGACCTATAACTGCCTTGTTATAGTCATTAGCCATGGCAGAAGAAAACCAAAAGAATAATCCCCATGCCCAAACACATATTATAATTAAAAATGTTTTCACTAATAACCTCCGTTTAGTTCGTATGAAGCCCAACCACATTCCATAAGGTTAGACAAGTAAACTTTTTGTATTGTTGCATTAGGTTTAATTCTATCAAATTTTGCAACAACGCTTCTTAAATTATAAGCTCTTATTTTTTTTTCTGATATTTTGCCCCAAGCGGACTTGTAAATTACTAAAAATTCATGTTTATCTATTTTCATAATGTAGTTCCTTTTCAATTTCTTTATCAATTAAATTTTCAGATATAACTTCAAATAAAGTTTTACCTTTTGAGAAAAGTTTAGTTTTTGCAATAGCAATTCTTTTCTCTAAATTAACAAGACTTATTTCTTGTTCTTTCATAGTGTTTTTTTTCATAATATACATATACTATATCAGAGTTTAGGACATAATGCAAGCATTATTCCAATAAAAATGGACTAAAAAAAGGTAGTAAAATCAAGAGTTTAGAGAGTTATTTAGAATAATTCTAATGTGTTTCAGTATGTGAAACGATATAGAGACACCTAGGGCGTTAAAAATGAGTGAGTTTGTTCTACTTTTGTTCTTCTTTATGCCAACGACTCAATCTGCCTCTAAAGTAGTGTTTTGAGGGTTCATATCTATTAGATACATTATCATACCACCACCTTGAGAAAGAATTGAGCATAGTTTTAAACTGTGCCATCTTCTTCGCCCTAGTGTTGAAGTTTGAGATATCAAATCAAATTTCGGATTTAAGTATTGCTTTTCAGCGTTACTCATTCCTATTTAGACAAATTAATTTTTTGATATTTTTTTGAGCGACTCTTTGAGAATATCAGAGCCACCGATACGAACATTGATAATACCATTGTAGTAATCATCATTCTCTAAAACTTTTCTTTCAAATTGTTCTCTTGCCTCTAGATAACTTGCAACGCCTCTGCTCGGACAATAATGTAATATTTCTCGGGTAAATCTATGTTCACCCCATTTAAGGACATCATCATTTAGGTGAGAAGAAGAACCCCAATAAGTTTTCCAATCACTTTCCTTTGTGCCTCGTCTTTTGTTCTTTCGACCTTTAAGTGGTTTCTTTGTAGTTTTGAATTTTGCTAACTTCTTACCGACATACATTTTGTGATTTACTAGATTTGTTATCAGATAAACAAAAGCTTCACAATCTTCTGGAAGTTCTTCGACTACTTTATCATTATAGGTCCAGTTAGTCCCAGTTTTCATCAATGTCCGTTACCGTTTCTTCAACTTCTTCGTGTTCTTCACCACAAAATGGACAAAATTGTTCTATATAATCTTCAGGCAAATCATGTTTTACTATGTAAGTTGCCGAACAGTTATCACATACTGTTTTTAAATTAGGGTTTTTGGTCATAGTTTAAATCCTTTAAATGTCTCTTTCTCCACATCTTGTTTAATACCACCAACAACATAACTTTCTATCTCAGTCTCTTGTGGTGCATTTTGTAATCCTCGACTATTCAACCAATGAGTAGTCCAAGGTAGTGGATTATTATTTGTAGGTTGGTCATATGGTCCTTTTAGACCAATTGCCTTCATTCTCTTATTTGCCATAAATTCTACATACTGATTAAGTAATATATCGTTTAGGCCAATCATAGAGCCGTGATTAAACAAATACTTTGCCCAATCTTTTTCTTGTTGAACAGCTATATCATACATTTCATAAACAAGTGGTTCACATTCGTTCATAATATCTAACATCTCTTTATCATTTTCATTTCTACGATAGTTATTTATGATGTTTTGTGATACTGCAAGATGTAAATTTTCGTCTCTAGCAATTAGAGATATAATCTTAGCAGAACCTTCCATAAGTTTCAATTCACCAAATGCAAATGAACAAGCAAATGAAACATAAAATCTTATACCTTCTAATATGTTTACATTAATAAGAGTAAGATATAAGAGTTTCTTCATTTCTCTCATTGTGCCTTTACCATTTAAGTGATATTGATGAGCATATGTAATAAATTTATCATAAGCTTCAGTTACAGTTTTTGCTCTATCCATAATCTCTGGTGTATCAATAATAGTATCTAACACAGCTGTTGGGTCTGAATAAACATTCTTCATTATGTAGGTGTAAGAGCGACTATGTATTGTTTCACTAAAGTCCCATGCAACTAACATAGATTCTAATTCAGGTAAACTACAAAATGGTAAGAATGCCAAACACGGCCCACGACCTTGTACACTATCTAATAATGTTTGATATTTTAGATTAGATGTAAAGATGTGTTTCTGTTCATCTGATAGTTGTTGAAAATCGTTTCTATCTTTTTGTAAAGATACTTCTTCTGGTCGCCAAAAGAAACCTAATTGTTGTTGATTTAACTTTTCAAAAACAGGATATTTCTGTTGGTCATATCTTTGTGTATTTGGTTCTGCACCAAAAAACATAGGTTGTTTTAGCCAATCTACTTTGTCTGTATTAAATGTTTTCATTATATTGCACACGCCTCACAGTATTCTTGATAATCTTCATCTGATTTAAATTCCTCTCTAGGTTTCATATCATCTTTTACACCATCATGCCACCCAACTGGATGAGCAGGTTCATCTATATCTGCTTTTGCGTCATATGTGTTTTGATAATATGAAGTTTTCCAACCTAACTTATATGTAGTCAATAAGTCATTTGCCATTACCGAAGTCGGCACCTCGCCGTCGGTATAATTTTCTGGATTGTAACTCCAGTTTCCACTTATTGCCTGGTCAAAATATTTCTGCATAACAGAAATAGCATTAATGTAACCTTCGTTACTTTTCATGTCCCATAATAATGTGTAGAAATTCTTTAGTCTGTTGTAGTCTGGAACTATTTGTTTGAGTGTTCCTTTTTTACTTTTTTTAATCGAAAGAAAATCACGAGGCGGTTCAACACCGTTCGTGGCATTTGAGACAACTGAACTACTTTCTGACGGCATTTGAGCAGAGAGGGTACTGTGTCGTAATCCGTTCTCTTTGATATCTTTTCTAAGAGTATTCCAATCATAACTTAATTTCCTTTTGACTAAAGTATCAACATCTTTTTTGTATGAATCTATTGGCAGAATGCCATCGCTATATTTAGTCTTATCAAAGTATTCACAGGCACCTCGTTCTTTAGCCAAAGTATTACTTGCTTTCAATAGATAATATTGAAATGCCTCTGTAATTTCATCAACTAGTTTCCATGCCTCTTTATCATCATACTTAACTTTGTTCTTTGCAAGAAAATGAGCAAGACCGATATAACCTATACCTAAACTTCTTCTTGCAAGTGTAGATTTCTTTGCAGCTTCTACTGGATATTCTTGATAATCAATTATTTCTTCTAATGCTCTTACTGATAAATCACATAAGTCCTCTAAATCTTCTTTATCTTTTATAAGACCTAAATTAATAGCAGATAGAATACATAAAGCAATTTCACCATCAGGATCATCTATGTGTTTTATAGGTGTTGTTGGTAGTGTAATTTCTTGACATAGATTAGACATATAGACTTTATCTTTGAAAGATGAATGAGTATTACAATGGTCTATATTCATAATATAGATACGACCTGTTTCTGCTCTTTCTTTAAGTAAGTCCATGAATAGAGTTTGAGCTCTAATTTTCTTTTTACTGATTGATGTTTTTCTTTCATACTTTTCATACATCTCATCAAACTCTGGCATACCAAATGCTTCATATAAACCAGGTGCTTCATGTGGTGAAAATAAAGTTATATCTTCATCTTTAATAAATCTTTCATAAAATAGTTTAGATATTTGTATAGAGTAATCAAGTTTTCTAACTCTATTGTCATCTGTGCCTTTGTTATTTTTAAGAACTAATATATCTTCTATTTCTTGGTGCCAGATTGGGAAGTGAACTGTTGCTGAACCTCCTCTAACTCCGTTTTGTGTACAACACCTAACCGTTGCTTCAAATTTTTTAAGGAAAGGAATGACACCAGTATGTTGTATCTCACCTCCACGAATTTTCGAATTGATTCCTCTAATTCTTCCTGCATTGATTCCGATACCTGCTCTTTGGGCAACATAACGACCAATAGCCATATCGGAACTAAAGATACTAGGAAGAGTGTCATCGCTATCAACCAATACACAACTCGCAAACTGCCTAAGAGGAGTACGAACACCAGCCATAACAGGCGTGGGAATATTAATTTTAAATCTACTGATTGCGTCATAGTATTTTTTGACATATTGTAACCTACTTTCTGTTGGGTACTTTGCAAATAATGTAGCAGATATCATCATATACATAAATTGTGGTGTTTCAAAAATCTCACCATTACTTCTATCTTGTACTAGGTACTTATCCATGACTTGTCTTAATCCTGCATAAGTAAAACTGTAATCTCTTTCATGGTCAATCCACATACCCATTCTATCAATCTCTGCTTCGGTATAATTTTCTAATATACCTTTGTCATATAATCCCATATCAACAAGACTTTTAATGTGGTCTATAAACTTTGGGTGTTCCCATAATCTATGAAATAATTTTTTACGAAGTGAAAATAATAACAATCTAGCTGCAACATACTGATAATTAGGACTATCTAAACTAATCAAATCATTTGCTGATTTAATTAATATTTGTTGTATATCCTCTGTTGATATCTTATCGAAGAATTGTAAACCACTATTCATTTCAACATGAGAAGCACTAACACCTGCAATACCTTCGGTTGCAAAACCAACCATTGAATGAATCTTGTCAATATTCAAGGACTCGAAGCCCCTACCGTTTCTTTTTGTTACATTTATTTCTTCGTTAGAGGTCATGTGTTAAATCCTTTTCCAGTTGTTGATATGTTGTAGTGCTGTAAGTCCGCTGTATGTGTTATTACTTATAATAGTTTGTATCTCTGCTGATGTCTTTCCTGAAATTATTATATCATTAATATCTTTATATTTCAATGTCTTTGGCCATACAACCAAATTAAATTTTTTATCAACAGCTTTTATCATACGGTTTATAATCTCTTGATTGCGTGGTTCATTATCGAATATCATAGTGCATTGTTCATGATTAATTTTTATATCTGCGTCAGCACCTGCAAGTGCGACAGCATTGTCTAAGAATAAACTATCAATAGGTCCTTCAGTAATCATCACAGGTTTATTTAAATTTAATCTATCAAGACCATATATCTTTTGTTTTGTTTCATCAAACTTAATTGTAATATACTTTGGTTGTTCTTTACCAAATGCACGACCTTGAAAAGCAAAGAAGTTACCTGTTCTATCATAGAAAGGTATTACAACTCTAGGATGGTCGTCTCTTAAACTAGGAAACTTATTAGGTATAATACTATTAGTCCATTCATAAAATTTAGGACATAGATAAAACTTATCCCAATGTTCTTTAGGTATTAATCTTTTATATACAAATTGTCTTGCTGGGTGTGTCTGTACTAACTTATCAAAACTCACTAACTCATCTAATGTTCTTTCGTGAGCAGTTTTTTTCTTTAACAATTTAGATGGTGTAAAATCAAATTCTGGTTTTTCTTCTTGTACTTTACCATCTTTAAATCTTTCAAAGACATATTCTTTGTGCATAGTAGGATCTAAAAATTTAATTAGATTGCCTAGTGTCTGCCCCATGCCACAATTATGGCATTTGAAAAACATATCAGATTTTTTACGATAGACAAAACCTCTGGCCTTTGATGATGATTTTTTAGAATCACCACAATGTGGACACCTAAAGTTATATAAGTAATCTGATTTTCTTTTAAATTTTTCTAATCTTGTTGAGAGAAGATTGAGGAACTTGATATCAATATAAGAGGACATATGTACACATTATAACAGGTCCATATGGTAAAGTCAAGCACTTAAAACATATTAAATAATACACTATCAGGATTAGACATCATGAGTCCAATAATAATGGATCCGCCAATAATAACCCAACGCCATTTCTCTAATACACCAACTCTTTCAGATAATTGAGTTCTTACCATTCGTATTTCATCTAACATTTTGTTTTCAGATTGTATTTGAAATTCTCTTAGTTCTCTACTATTAGTGGTTATTCTGGAGTGTAATTCTTTGAGGTCATTATCCCATTCTTTTCTTCGGGATTCTAAAGTAATAAAGATATCATCATCTGTCTGCTCTGCTCTTGTTAGTTTCTGTTCTTGTTGAGCAATCATACCTTTTAATGATATGGTAATTTCAGTAAGTTTATCTACAGCAACTTCAAGTCTTTGATGAATGAGCTCACCAGTCTTAGCGTCTTTCTTTAATAATGCTATATCTGTTTTAAGTTTTTCTAGGTCTGACATGCTTATATTTATTCTTATTCTGCTTCATAGTATTCTTTATAAGATAATATAATTTGTCTTTGTTCAGCTAATTTATTTCGTATATCTGCAAAGTTAAGTGCTAACTTTTCATAACCTGTATCAGTTAATGCAAACAAAGCATAGTCGCCATTCTTATCATTTTTTACTTTTTCAAAAACTTCTTCAGCGTTATCTTTTGTAATAATAATCCAATCAATGTCTTGCAATTCTAAAGGAGCAGGATCCTCTATTGCTAAAGGTTCTCTTTTCTTTTCTATACTATAAGTTTGTATCGTCTTTACACCAGCAGCGCAACTACTCAGTAGTATTGCTATCAGGCCAAAAACTAGGACATTCCCTATTTGGCGCACCATTTAACTCCTCCTCTGTTAGTGGACTACCAGACGCAATCTCCATACATCTAGCAGCACTATCACTTGCTTTGTTTATAATCTTTTCTACAAGACCAGGTTTGTTTTCTGCAAGATTACCAATATCATGCTTACCTAATCTTTTATTCAATGCGTCTCTATCTGCTTGTAATTTAGCATTGACTTCTTCTATTTGTTTTATTGTACTTCTTATTTTTTTCAAGTCTTTTGTTTGTTGTTCAATAACTTGATTACTCTCTTGTACAGCTGTCTCTAATTTAATCTGATTTGTTTTAAGTACAGCATTATCTTTTTGTAATTTGTTTACATACAGATATCCACCACCTGCACCTGCTAACATTACTAATACTAAACCTATTTTTAAACTACTAAACATTATTTTTTCTCTAATTTTTTAATTCGTTTTTCTAAATCGTCAATCTTCTTTGTTATTTTAGGATACTTTTTTCGCCATGCTTCTGGATCATTTTGCAACCATGTCCAACCCCAACGATTTACTAGATATTCTAATGTACGGTCAAACTTTGCTACACCCCATGTTGCCATTTTTGTATCTTTAAACCAAAACAAAAATGCAGCGCCAAGTAATGAACCTGCGATGGCAGTATAAATCCATAATCTATCTGTAGCCATGCGTTCAATCATTTCCCACATTATTTTTTAATCTCCTTTTTACACAATTCATAGTAAGTACCCATAGAGTGGTCAGAAAAACCATCAATTTTGAATTTTAATAAACCCCTCCATGTGCCTTTTATCCATTGTGTAAACATATACCATCTACTGAAACCTTCTTTTAAATTGCCATCACAGTCAAAATATTTTAACTCTGTGCTTTTATGGGAAAATCCCACAAGTTCAGGTGGTACTTTTGTTACGATATCATTATTATTTCTAATACGATAACAATTGAAATTCATATTTTTAATTAATTCTTTGTCGCCGACTCGTGGTGAACCATAAGTATAACATACAGATTTAGGATCGTCCATTCTATCAGTATAAAGAGTTGCAAGAGCAGCTCCTAAACTATGACCTGTTACGACTAATTGTTTACCTTTACCATTTTCTTTATAGTGGGTCCACAATGTATCCCAAATATCATTGAGAGCGTGTCTAAATCCAGAGTGTATTTTACCTTTTGATCCTGTAGAATTATTATCAGGCATCCATTCTCTTTTCGATTTAAGAAAAGAAACATCTGCCTTAATATCTTCCCAAGATGTAGGTTCAGTACCTCTAAAAACAACTACATAATTTTTATCACAGCTTAGTACATAACATTCAGTACCACCCTCTGAAAACATAGTAACATTATCCCAATCTTTTGTGTATATTTTTCGAAAGTCTTTCTTAGCTAAATATGAGTTCATACTTAAACGAGCACACATTGTAGCATTTTCCCATGAAAACTTATTGTTCAACACACGAGCCATAATTAATTATCCTTGTTTTTTAACCATTGATACAACGCCCCATATGATAGCTGCATACGCTGCTAACTTTACGAAAGGGCCGCCTAATACAATTAGGAGACCAAGTGCAACTAGTGAAGCACCTGACCATGTTGATATCTCTTTTATTCTTCCTTTTAACCAATCCATTTGATTTTTCTCCTTTGTTTGATTATCTCCCCATGCTGCCATTTCAGCAGTTAGGTAAAGACTTCTTACTTCTTCTTTTTTAGTTCCTTTATCCATTTTTCTCTCACTTTAACATTCTCTTTTTTTCGTAATGGATTGAGTGCAGCCATAGGTTTTAAATAACTCATTGAAGGAACTTGAAGTCCCATGGCATATTCTTTAACAAATTCTTTATATGACTTTGACATCTACTACTTAGAACCACGAACCTTTTTTGCTAAATCTTTATCAGCACCACCCCATGTTCCAGATGATTTAGTTACAAAACTATTTACTCTTGCAAACGCCCATTGTTGTTGCGTTGCACCAGGTCTATGTCCACCTTTCCATGCAGCCATACCTCTGTTGTAAACTTGTTTTAATATTGAGTAAGGCATACCTGTTTTCTTTGCCTTATTTTGTAGACCCTTGATTGCCTCATCTAAATCTGCTTCTTTCATCGCCATAGCTTTTAGATGTTTTACTTTTTCTTTGATTTCATCTTTAGGTCTTTCTAAATCAGGAACTGTTCTATCAATAGTCTCTTTAATTTTAAATCTTCTTAATAGTCTATCTTTCATAGTTTCCTTATCTTTCTTTTTCTTCATAACCACAGTAGATGAATCATCACCTGTTCCTACAACTGCTGTACCTGTAGCATTTGCTGGGGCATCTTCACCATACATTTTTTTATATTTTGTTGTAAATGTAGATTGTTTTGTTTTTGCTTTCTTATCGCCAGGTGCTGCTTTGTAATCGTCATTATCATCTGATTTCTTATAAGTGCCTCCTTTTTTCTTAAAGAAAGCTGCTCTTTTCTTTTTAGTGTCTTTATCTAATGTTTTGTAATACTTTTTAGGTTGAGTACCTTTTACTTTTTTGACATCTTTATCTTGTGGTTGTGCGTCTAAATCTTCTTTTTTAGATTTCTTATTCTTCTTCGCTGCTTGTTGAATTTTATGACCTAGATAAGCACCCGCAGCTGCTCCTGGAACACCGGCAGTCAAACCTCCGAGTACAGCGCCTGCAGCTGCACCAGTAAGTCCCTCATCTACTTTTTCATACTTAGGACTCTTTCTCTTTGTGCCATCAGCTCTAGGTATTAAACCTTTTGCTTTTAAATGTGCCTTATCAGTAAAACCTGCTTTACCTGCTTTATGTCTTTTCATAGCGTCTGCTGTATTAGGCGTTGGCATATAAGTCCTCCGTTGTTAAATATACATTTCTATACTTGAATACATCATAACCCATAATAGTGTCTGTATTACCTTCAAATATAACTTCTTCGTTTATATTTATGACTATATCACCTTCTAAATCTGTAATATCTCTATTTACTCTGTAAGTGCCGTGTCGTAAAGGTTCCCCATAGTTTTCGTTTACTTCAAACTCAAAACCATTTTCTCTTAAATGTTTGTAAACTGTTTTTTCTACTTCTAAATTTTCACCATTTTCTTCTTTGAAAAATGCTATAGCTGCAGCTGCAGAGGTCGTTATTGGTCCTCTGATACCTACTTTACCTAATAATCTTTTGAGATTGAATACGAAGCGAATTAATAATGTGTATGCTTCTCTTGCTTTTGGCAACTCTTGACTAGAGAATGTTTTGAGAAAATTCTTTGATTTGATTAGCACTTTACCTTTATCATCTATGATACCAAATTTAAATGCTTTGGTCTTATTGAAAGGCGTTACTAAAAGTTTTAAAACTCTGTATGCGATTAAGGCGTCTATTACTCTTCCCATTTATATTTTTCCTAACTCTGCCATAACATTTTGATTTATTCGTACATCGGTCATATCATTCTCAGGCATATAGTGTAAGTAAACAAGAATGGTTTTAAGTAGAGGCCAATGCTGTCTATCTATCTTAAAAAACAATAGAGTAG